ATATGTCCAGACAGTCAATGATTAATTATGAAGGGAATGAAGAATTTTTAGACACTATTCTACAAGCAAAACAAAGGGTCGAAGATTATAATGAACAGTCCATGCATGGTCCTAATGCCAATGGCGTTAAGTTCATATTAACCAATGGCTTTGGATGGAAGGAAAAGAACCAAACAGAATTGTCAGGACCAGGTGGTTCACCATTACAGACAAGCTTTATAGTTGAGTTTGTCGATGCACCTAAACGTATCGAGGAGAATAATGATGACAAAGATCAAGAACCATTGCGAGAAGCATGAGGAGTATACAGTTAGTTCAATAATGGGAGAACACTGCCCAGACTGCCAGCGTGCTCTAGCTGAGTTATGGGCTGATAGGTGGGGGTGGTACTTATATAAGCCTTATATATCTGAACATAGTGAAAGAGACCCAATGATACCTACATGGAGAGTTAAAGATCAGTGGGAAATAGTTATAAGTGAAATGACAGCAGTATATGATCACCAATTAATGAAAACAGTCATCTCCCCAGCAGGAGCCTTCAAAGCCTGGGAATGGGCTGAGGAGCAGGGGTTTTTAATTCATATAAGTAGCTCGGATGATACTGTTGCCTTTCTATTAGCCGCAAGCGAGATAGAGGCAAAAATCAAGTAACTGATTCTATTAATCATAATGCCTGTCGACCATCGGCGGGATAACTCGAGGAGAAGTGAAATGAAAATAGCAATCGATAATGAGATAGTGCGGAATCAGCAAAGAATGGTTGGTGCTATCCTCGTAACAGATTTAAGCCTCAACCCAATTGAAGGCTTGATTGTTACTAGGGACGGTTTAATATCCGTCCAAGAGCTAGGTAAAAGAGTAATGGAATTATGCAAATTATATGATCTTGAGGAGGGCTGAAATGACCTTTAACAAAGACAAGGCCCATTTAGTAGGCAATCTACCACCTTCAAGCAAGCCCTGGACAGTGATGAACTATAAATGGGGCACGTTCTTTATTAATGAGGAGCATCCGCCAATGTATATCAACCAAGACAATAAGTTGGAAGCGTTGAAGTTGAAGGACAAGCAACCTGATGTATGCCTTGATGGCCCAGAGGAGGTGAAGAAGTTATGAGTTATGATATTTCACTAGAACCACCACTTCAACCACATATTGAGGTTGGTAATTATACTTCCAATATTCGCCCGATGTTTAACTTAGCTTTCAATGTTGATTATTGGGTAGATGTTATCGATGGTAAGCTTGCGCATGAGGTTTTTACAAAAATCGATGATGCTGTGGTAAGTATGGAATCTCACCCGAATACATATCAAGATATTAACCCTGAAAATGGTTGGGGTGATTATCCCGGTGCGCTAGAATTTCTAAAAAAGCTGCGTGATATGTGTTGGGAAAACTCTAATCATATAATAAGAATTGATAAATAGCGTATTAACCCATGACCACCAAAGAAGCCCCACCCTGTATCCTACAGCTACCAAAGAAGATGAAGCGCATCTTCACCACCAAGGCCAGGATAATAGTGCTGGTCGGCGGTCGTAGCTCGGGCAAGACTGAAGGCGTTGGCCGGTTACTATTAATGAAAGCGGTTGCGGAATGCGCTGACATCCTTTGCGGTCGTGAATTCCAGGCTTCGATCGATGATTCTGTGCATAAGCTACTCAGTGGGCTGATTGTCAGCGAAGGCATCATGGGAGCTGAGATAACCGATAAGAAGATTGACTTCTATAATGGTGCTGGGATCAGGTACAAAGGCTTTGCCCGTAATTCCAGTGCTGTTCGATCAGCGCAAGGCTTCAAATACTCCTGGATTGATGAGGCTCAATTCCTTTCACAAGCCAGTATTGATGACCTGCTCCCTACCATTAGGAAGGGTGAGAAGTCTCAATTATTCTTTACTGCCAACCTCATGGCGTCCAATGATCCATTTAGTAAGCGGTTCGTGGTCCCTTTCAAGCGTGAACTGGACAAGCATGGGATATATGAGGATGATTTGCACCTGGTCATTATGATGAACTGGCGCGATAACCCGTGGCACGATGAATCAGGGCTTGAAAAGCTCCGATTACATGATAAGAAAACCATGTCTCGGGCTAAATACGACCATATATGGGAGGGTCATTTCAATGATACTGTTGAGGACGCTATTATCCAGGCTGAATGGTTTGATGCGGCGATTGATGCTCATATAAAGCTAGGCTGGAAGGCTCAAGGTGCCAAGGTGGTTGCGCATGACCCATCGGACACTGGTCCGGATCCGAAAGGGCTATGCTACCGGCATGGTTCGGTGATCATGGATGTCAGGGAAAAGGATGATGGTGATTCAAATGATGGATGCGATTGGGCTACCAGTTACGCTATCTCTCATGGTGCTGATCTTTTTGTCTGGGATTGTGACGGAATGGGAGTCTCATTAAAGCGCCAGGTAACTGATGCCTTTGATGGCAAGAAGATTGATGCTGTTATGTTCAAGGGGTCGGAAGGCGTTATCAACCCGTCTGAATTGTATCAACCTGATGACCGTATCGAACGGTACAAGGCCAAAACGAATAGGGAAACATTCAGGAATAAGAGAGCTCAGTATTACTGGATGTTGAGGGATAAATTTTATAACACTTATCGAGCGGTGGTTAAAAAAGAATACGTTAACCCAGACGATATGATCAGTATATCATCCAATATAGAATGTTTGACCCAATTTCGTTCGGAAGTGTGTAGGATACCATTGAAGTCTAACCCTAATGGGTTCCTGCAGATAATGACCAAGTTGGAAATGAAATTGAAACTAAAGATTGTATCACCTAACCTGGCAGACTCGGCCATGATGTGTATGGAGATACCGGAAATCATGCAGAAGGTGGACAATACGCCAATCACAATACCTAACTTGAGGAATAGTTTTCCGTCGAGGAGACAGAAATGAGACTGAATAGAAGGAAGTATTTACACATAGAATTTATCAAAGAGATATTTACATATTACAGAATGATGTGTAAAGAGTTTTTATTTCCAAGCCATTTTAGATACAACAAGGATCGTATAGGCGATTCAGAACGCAAATTCAGGGAAAACGCTAAAAACTAACTAACTGATTTAATTAATCAATCTATCGGTCGGCCACCGGTGGAGTAACCGAGGAGAAAGATGATGGAAGGAGACCCTAATCATGTATTCAATGAAGGCAAAAGAATCAGGGCTGAAATAGCCTTAAAAGAACGTATTTTTTTTAAAAAGTTCTTCTGGTTTTTAATTGACATAATAGAATTAATCTTTAATGTCCATTTTGATTTATTAAATAAGGTTTAAAGATGCCCAACACAATGGAATCAGCTCTAAATGAAGTAGTCCCTACCGAAGAATCCGGCAAGCTCACCCGGTTCAAGGAAGATATCATCCTGGATGCTGAGTTGACTGAAGATCAGCGCGACCATGCCAATATTGATATACGCTTTATCAATGTCACTGGTGGGATGTGGGAAGGGTTTGAGGATAACCAGTTTCAGGACAGGACCAAGCTTGAAATGGATTTAGTGAGTAACCATGTCCATAGGTTTGTGGGTAACTGGAACCAGAACCGGGTTGGTGTCAACTTCAAGCCTTATGATGCCAGAAATTCCATGACCTCAGACTCGGATGCTGATTTGCTCAATAGTATGTACAGGGCTGACTATCTGGATGGTAATGGGAAGGCTGCTACGGATAATAGTGTACGGGAAGGGACCACATGCGGGATTGGTCATTTCAAACTGGCTACCAAGTTTGAGGATGAAGGTGACAAGGAAAACAATTTGCAAAGGATCGAATGGAGGCAGGTTACGGGCTCATATAATACCGTATTCTGGGATAATGCTGCCAAGCTTATGATGAAACAGGATGCCCGGAGATGTACCGTATTGACCCAGTTTACTCCTGATTCATTCGAGCGGGAATACCCAGGGGCGGATCCAGTGAGTGCTTATCATCCTGATACAAGGCAATTCTTTAACTATCAAGCTGATCGTGTCCACCTGATTTATATTGCAACCCGCTATGAGATTATCAAGAAGAAGGAGTTTGTTTACCAGTATAATAACAGAATCACCAATAAGACAGACACTTACAGCGAAGCAGACCATGAGCTGATCAAGGATGAACTGAAGGTTGATCCTAATCGCAAGTTTATAATGAAAAGGAAGATCACCACCCAGATTGTAGAGAAATCTATATTTTCAGGGTCGGAATTCCTTTCAAAGCCTAAGAAGATTGCTGGTAAGTTCATTCCTATCATCCCTATGTATGCCCATTGGTCGTATGTGGATGGTACGGAGTGGTATTACGGCTTGGTGAGGAAACTGCTTGATGCTCAAAGGCTTTACAATATGCAGGTGAGTCAATTAGCCGAGAACTCAGCGACCGCAGGCCAGGAAGTGCCTATCTTTGATCCTGCCCAGATACCTCCGTCTATTCAAGAGGGCTGGGCAGATAAGAACAATCAACCATATTTACTGGCCTTTGCATTACGGGATAAGGATGGAAACGTTATCCATCATGGGCCGCTTTCTTATTCCAAACCTCCAATGCTGGATGGTTCGACTGAACAATTGCTTCAGATTGTCCCTGCTTATTTTAATGAGCAAACAGGTGGGGCACCACAGGAGATCATGGATCCCAAAGCCAGTGGTAAGGCTATCAGGGCATTGCAGAAGCGGGAGGATTTAAATACCCAGGTGATCAATGATAATTATGCCATGTCAATTCAAAGGTCCGGAGAAGTTTATCAGTCAATGGCCGCTGATGTTTACAGCGTTAAACGAATGGTCCGCACGGTTGGGGTGGATGGTACAGACGGGACGAAGGCATTGCTCAAGACCGTGATGGATGAAAAGACCGGACGGTTGGTAGAATCCAACAATCTCCGCGGCAAGAAATTCCTTGTTTACTCGGATATTGGGCCGCAATACGACACATTGAGGGAAGAGACAACCGAAGACATGAAAGCCATAATTCCGTTAATAGGAAGTGTCCCAGGTGGTGAGAAGTTTATCCCGCCAATGCTATCAATTATAATTGAGAATATGACTGGGCCAGGGACGGAACCAATCAAGAAAATGAATCGTCAGGACATGATTTTACAGGGTAGTATCAAACCTGAAAACGATGAAGAGAAGAAATTCCTTGCTGATTCACAGTCTCAGGCACAACAGCCAGACCCACAACAGAAATTAATCGAGGCTGCGGCCGATCAAGCAGCTTCTGAGGGTGAGAAATTCAGGTCCGAGGCAAGGAACCTGGACTCTAAATCATTGGATAATGCCGCGTCGGCACAGAAGAAGGCTGCGGAAACGAGAAAGATCATATCCGAGACAGCGAATGCCAAGGTCAAGACATTGCTTGATATTGAGAAGCAGAACAGGGAACTGGCTAGGGATTTGCCCTTTCAGGTTGGTCGGAGGACGGTGACGCCATTAGCTTCCTAAAAAAAGAAATAATAGGCGACTGCACACTATATCTAGGTGATTGCCTTGAGGTTATGGAGTCTTTTGGTGATAAGTCTTTTGATGCGGTGGTGACTGATCCGCCGTATGGGATTGATGAAGCCAACGGTAAAAATATTGGACGCGGATGTCTAGCCCCGTCTATAGATTATGGATATTCCAATTGGGATAAGCGCGCGATTCAAGAGGCTATCAATCCTATATTCAGGATATCGACTTATCAAATAATATTTGGTGGTAATTATTACGATTTGCCCCCAACATCTTGTTACTTGGTATGGGACAAAAAGAACGGTAAAAATAGTTTTGCTGATTGCGAACTGGCTTGGACAAACTTAAAAAAAGCAGTCCGTAAAATAGATTATCTATGGCATGGAATGATTAGAGCCAACAATGAACCACGGGGCGACCATCCAACACAAAAGCCTCTGGGCGTTATGCGTTGGTGTCTTACTCATATACCAGACGCTATTACTATCCTTGATCCTTTCATGGGGTCAGGCACAACCGGCGTTGCTTGTGTCGAACATGGCCGTAAATTCACAGGAATTGAGATTGACCCTAAATACTTTGATATAGCCTGCAAACGGATATCCCAAGCGAAGAGGCAGGCAAAGTTATTTGATGACAAACCTATCCCAGAACAATTGTGTTTCAAATGCACGGCGTCGCTTGTCTTCCTTCTCAAGATCCCTGATAGCAGGTTGCCTTGATCTTCTCGGTGCTGCTTTCTTTCTAGCCATGACTATTTACCTTTCCTTTTCGCTTTAGATTTTCTTCGTCCAGTACCTACCATCGTGCTTTTTATTTTGGCTAGTTCCTCTTTTGTTACAGCCGCTCCACTTTTTTGGCGAGCAATTATATTAACTATCTCCTGCTTTGTTGCAGCCGCTCCACTTTTTTGGCGAATTAGTTTTCTAATTGTTCCTTTCTTTGTAGCCATTCTAACCTCCTTTAATTGCCCTCAAAGTCCAGGTCTACCTTTTCGATTACTCTTTTTTGGGTCATGGCTCAAACCTCTAAACACAATTGTTCTGGGATAGGTTT